AAACGTCGGCGCGGTAGCTTTTTCAGCATTACCGAACATTAACCCCACTTTGCAAACTATAGTATTAGTTATGACAATAATATATACTGGGATGAATATTTATATTAAATTAAAAGATAGAAGTGAAAAATGAAATATTTCGAAGAATCTGAATTTAGTGAATTTGATAAAATGGATCCAGCACTATTGGCTATGCTAGATGATTTAAGAGAAGCATATGGCTATCCAATTAAATTAACATCGACTTACAGAAGTCCTGAGCACCCTATTGAAGCTAAGAAATCCAAACCAGGCGAACACGCTTACGGGGCAGCAGTTGATATTGCATGTGTAGGAGGTGAAGCAACTTTTAAATTGGTTAAAGCTGCTATTGATGTAGGATTTACTCGCATAGGTATTTCAAGAAAGAACAACTTTGTACATGTAGGCATTGGTTATCTGGGAGCACCGGAGACTACTATATGGACATACTAAAATAAATTAAATGAAATTAATTAGAAAAATAAGCATTGGTCAAGATTATAAAAATGAGGCAATGCACTATTCTGTGGGACAGGAAGTTTATGGTGGTCACACAATATCCGATATTCTAGAGGATGATGGTGCATACAAAATATTTATAAAAAAGAATGATGAAATATTGCCTTGGAAATTTTTTAATAAAAACATGGCAGTATCCGTAGAATATAACCTAGACTATTAATGCGATCACTTTATAACTATATTATATATTCTGAAAACAGATATAATAATTCTACAACGGTAGAAGATAAAGAATTAATACTGAATACAGAAATATCCGAAAGGGATTATATGTATACAAACAGAATTGGTAAAGTTATTTCGTTACCCGCACTATTAAATAGTGAATTAAAAAAAAATGACGAAGTTATTTTGCATCATAATGTATTTAGAAGATGGATTGATATACGCGGAAAAGAAAAGAATTCTTCTAGCTTTATAGATGAAAACCAATTTTTAGTTTCTCCAGATCAAATATATGCGTATAAAAGAAATGGTGAGTGGAAGTGTTTAAGCGATTATTGCTTTGTAAAGCCTATAGAAAACGATTCTAAATGGAGTGTTTTAAAAGAAAAACAATTAAGCGGAGAGCTTGTGTATAGCAACAGCGGTTTAGAAGCACTGGGGGTCTCCAAAGGAGACGTGGTGGGCTTCACGCCTGACTCTGAATACGAGTTTAATATTGATGGTCAAAAATTATATAGAGTTTTATCAAATCAAATTACAATAAAATATGGATCGAAGGAAAAAAGTTATTGAAGCATCTGAAATTGCTTTAATTGAACTTGATAAGGTTATAAGACAAAAAATTAATTTAGTTGAATTAGAACCTGAAAAAGCTAAAATAGCGGCTCAAGCAAAATGGGTTGCAATTGAAGATTCATTTAAAATTATAGAAAGAATAGAAGAGCTATCAACGGATAAAAAAGAAAACAAATCCGTTAAGTTCTTAGGTGTAGAAGACAGAATAAAATAATGTATAAGCAATCACTTTATAATATTCACAAGCACCACCTTGATACTAAAGAAGTAAGAAAAAAAAATAGACTTAAAAAATATAAGTACGGTTACGACGAAGATTTAGATTGCGTAATCATAAGTAAAGACGGTACAATTGGTGAGATATATGAGGTTCAAGGTCTTAAGATAGCAATACCTCAAACCCCTAAAGAAGTAGATGGCAAGAGTCTTAAAAAAGAAGATCAAGTATTTACTAGAAGGGAAAGACCTGAATCTTTAAAAAAAATTAAATCAATACATGAATTTAAAAACCATTCAGAAAAAACTAAAGAACAATATTACGAATATATTGATGTTGAGTTTAATCGTCGTAACGATGGTTACTGGTTCATGTGCAACGGTCAACCGTGTTACATTACAGGGTCACACTATATGTATCTCAACTGGACAAAGATTGACGTGGGCGCACCCGAGTTTAGACAAGCAAACAGAATATTCTATTATTTCTGGGAAGCTTGCAAAGCAGATTACAGGTGTTACGGAATGTGCTACCTCAAAAACAGACGGTCTGGGTTTAGCTTCATGGCATCATCAGAAACTGTTAACGTGGCTACAACATCGCGAGATTCAAGATTCGGTATATTATCAAAAACCGGTGCTGATGCAAAAAAAATGTTTACAGATAAGGTAGTACCTATATCGGTAAACTATCCGTTTTTTTTCAAACCTATACAAGATGGTATGGAAAGACCCAAAACAGAATTGTCTTATAAGTTACCATCAAGAAGATTAACTAGAAACTCTTTTAAAGAGTCTGACGACGAACTACTAGAGCAAGGGTTAGATACAACTATTGACTGGAAAAATACCGGAGATAATAGTTATGATGGTGAAAAGCTTATATTACTTGTACACGATGAATCTGGTAAATGGGAAAAACCTGATAACATACTAAATAACTGGAGGGTTACAAAAACCTGTTTAAGATTGGGTGCTAGAATTGTTGGCAAATGTATGATGGGATCAACGTCAAATGCTTTAGATAAAGGCGGTGATAACTTTAAAAAACTATATTACAATTCAGATGTTGACAAAAGAAATAAAAATGGCCAGACTTCAAGTGGATTATATTCTTTGTTCCTACCTATGGAATGGGGTTACGAAGGATTTATTGATAAGTATGGATACCCTGTTTTTGAAACACCATCAAAACCGATTGAAGGAATTGATGGCGGTCTCATCCGTTCAGGAGTTATTGAACACTGGGAAAATGAAGTAGAAGGGCTAAAGCACGATGCTGATGCTTTAAATGAATACTATAGACAGTTTCCAAGAAGTGAAAAGCATGCTTTTAGAGATGAAACAAAACAATCATTATTTAATTTAACCAAAATATACGAGCAGATAGATTCTAATGAAGAAATGGCGATGAAAGGCTATGTTGCTCAAGGTTCTTTTTCTTGGAAAAATGGAATTAAAGATACCGAAGTCGTATGGACACCAACAAAAAACGGAAGGTTTAAAGTTAGTTGGTTACCTAAGATTGAATTAAGAAATAATATAATTGAAAAAAATGGTATTAAATATGCTGGTAATGATGGGTTCGGAGCTTTTGGCTGTGACTCATATGATATATCAGGAACTGTAGGCGGCGGTGGATCGAACGGAGCGTTGCATGGATTAACAACATTTTCTATGAACCCGGATTTTCCGTCTAGTCAATTCTTTTTGGAATATGTAGCTAGACCGCAAACAGCAGAAATATTTTTTGAAGATGTGCTTATGGCTATAGTTTTTTATGGAATGCCCATATTAGCTGAAAACAATAAGCCTAGATTATTATATCATTTAAAAAGAAGAGGTTATAGAGGTTTTTCTATGAACCGACCAGATAAGCTAAGAGGTGCTTTATCTAAAACTGAAATTGAATTAGGTGGAATACCTAATACATCAGAGGATATAAGACAGGCTCACGCTGCTGCAATAGAATCATATATAGAAGAAAACGTAGGTAGCTTTGAAAACAGACACGGAAACATGTATTTTCAACGTACCTTAGAAGATTGGGCTAAATTTGATATATCTAAACGTACAGCCTACGATGCATCTATTAGTAGCGGGTTAGCCATAATGGCGTGTAGAAAACATTTATATAGACCACGACAAGAAAGAACAACAAAAAAACTTAATTTTTCATTCTCTAAGTATAAGAATGAAGGCGATAGAAGTATGCTAATTAAATAAATATGGCAAAAACACAAAAAGATTATTCTATTTTTCCTAGCCAAGCGGTATCTGACTCCAAAAAAAGAAGTTCTGAGTATGGATTAGAAGTAGCTAAAGCTATAGAACAAGAATGGTTTAACAAAGACAGAGGGCAAGGTAAATATTATCAAACCCGGGATGAGTTTCATAGACTAAGGCTATACGCTAGAGGCGAACAATCAATTAGAAAATATAAAGATGAGTTTGCTATTAACGGGGATTTATCATATTTAAATCTTGACTGGAAACCTGTTCCGATTATACCCAAGTTTATAGACATTGTTGTTAACGGAATGCAGGATAGATTATTTTCTATCAAAGCTTTTGCTCAGGATTCTATCGCTACTGGTAAAAGAACCAAGTACGTTGAAAGTGTGCAAAGAGATTTAGCGGCTAAGCAAATACTTGCAGAAATAGAAGCCGAGCTAGGCGTTGACGCAAGAAATATTCCTGAGTCAGAACTTCCTTCTAATACTGAAGAGCTCGAGCTATATATGCAATTAAATTACAAGCAAGGAATTGAAATTGCACAAGAGCAAGCTATAAACAATATATTTCTTAGAAATAAATATGCTGAGCTAAAAAAGAGAACAGACTATGATAGAGCTGTATTAGGAATTTCTGCTGTTAAGCATTCTTTCAATAATACAGATGGTATTAAATTAGATTATGTTGACCCAGCAAACTTAATATGGTCATACACAGAAGATCCTAATTTTGAAGACTGCTATTATTTTGGTGAAGTTAAAAGAATAAAAGTTAATGAACTTAAAAAACAATTTCCGAGTCTAACTAACGAAGAAATAAAAGATATAACTAGCAAAGGTTCTAATTATAGTAATAATTTTGATTACAATAATACAGACAATGACGATAACAACACGTTAACGGTCTTGTATTTTAATTGGAAAACTTTTGAAAATAATGTATACAAAATAAAAGAAACATCTTCTGGTGCAGATAAAGCAATTAAAAAAGATGATTCATTTAATCCACCAAAAGACAAACGAACAAGATTTAAAAAAGTAGCACAAGCTAGAGAAGTTCTTTTTGAGGGGGTGTATCTGTTGGGTAGTAACAAAATAGTAAAGTGGGAAAAAGCCACAAATATGGTTCGCCCTGCTTCAAATACTAATAAGGTGGTAATGAATTACATTGTTACAGCACCTAGAATGTATAAAGGCAAAATTGATTCGCTTGTTTCAAAAATGACGCCGTATGCTGATTTAATACAATTAACACATTTAAAACTACAACAGTCAATACAAAGAATGACTCCTTCGGGGGTATACATAGACGCGGATGGTTTAGCTGAAATTGATTTGGGCAATGGAACAAGTTATAATCCTCAGGAAGCGTTAAACATGTATTTCCAAACTGGATCCATTATAGGCAGATCATTAACCGTTGATGGAGACCCAAACCCAGGCAAGGTTCCTATTCAAGAGCTGCCAGGGGGCGGAGGAAATCAAGTGCAATTATTAATTGGTGCATATAACCAATATTTGCAAATGATAAGAGATATAACGGGGCTTAATGAAGCAAGAGATGGTTCGGATCCCGACCCCAAATCATTAGTAGGGGTACAGAAGCTAGCGGCTGCAAATAGTAATACAGCTACAAGACATTTGATCGAAAGCAGCATGTATACTACATTAACATTAGCTGAAGCTATATCATTAAGATTTAAAGATGTTTTAGAGTTTCATCCCGCTAAAAAAGCTTTTATTAGCGGATTAGGTAAATTTACAGTTGGCAGTTTAGAAGAACTGAAGAATCTTAATTTACATGATTTTGGCATATTTTTAGAACTTGAACCAGACGAAGAAGAAAAACAACTATTAGAGGCTAATATACAAATGGCTCTTTCCCAGAATAGTATATTTTTAGAAGACGCTATTGACATACGACAAGTAAATAATATAAAGCTTGCAAATCAGCTTCTTAAGTTTAGAAGAATAAAGAAACAAACTGCAGACCAGCAATCTGCTCAAGCAGCGTCTGTTGCTCAAGCGGAGGCGCAGGGCCAAGCGCAGGTGCAAATAGAAGAGGCTAAAGCTCAGGCGGAACAAGTTAAAACAGAATCTAAAATACAAGTTTCTAATGCTGAAAATGAGTTTAGCATTAAAAAGTTAGAAGTTGAAGCTAGGACAAAAAGGGAGCTAATGCAGTTTGAATACGATCTTAATGTACAATTAAAACGCTTAGAACTTGAGGCTCAAAAAGAATTAGCAGAAAAACAGTCAGAAGTACAAGAAAGAATTGCTGATAAAAAAATTAGCTCTTCTAGTATATCTGGCCCACCAAAAACAGAAAAACCAAAAAAATCTTTTGAATCAAAAGGTAATGATGTTTTAGGCGGTATTGATTTATCTAGGTTTGAGCCTAAATAAAATAAATTATTATATTATATTATATTATGGAAGAAAAAATTGAAGTAAACGTAGTTGAGCCTAAAGAACAGGTATCAGCTCAAGAACAGGAAGCCGCTGTGCTTGAAAAAGCAGTAGAAAGCGGAGAGGTCGATTCTAACTATGGGTTTCAAGATGATGGGGTTTACCGTGTAAATATTGATTCCCCACCAAAACAAGAAGAAGAAAATGCCAATAAAGAGCAAAGCACAGATGAGGTATCTGTACGCAACGAACCCGAAGCTAGCGAAAAAGTTTCTGAGCAAAACGAGCAAGAAAAAATTGAAGAACCTGCCCAAGAAACTGAAAAAGAAACGTTAGAGCTGATAGAGCAGGTTGTTGAAGAACAACCGAAAAAAGAAGTTGTACAAGAAACCGTACAAGAAACGATACAGCAAAAAGACCAGCCTGAAAAAGAAATTGAATACCCTGAAGATATTCAAAAGCTAATTAGCTTTATGGAAGAAACAAATGGTACTTTAGAAGATTATGTTAATCTTAATAAAGACTATTCTGATTCTAAACCTACAGATTTAGTTTATGAATATTACAGAAAAACAAAACCTCATTTAGATGAAAGCGATATTTCGTTTATGGTCCAAAACAAATTTGGATATGACGAAGAAGTAGCTGAGGACCAAGAAATTAAAGCTAAACAATTAGCTTTTAAAGAAGAAGTATATAATGCTCAAAAGTATTTTGAAAGTTCTAAAAAAGAATATTATGCAGATCTTAAGTTAAGAAAGCAAAATGATATTCCTGAAGAATATGAAAAAGCTTTTGAATATTACAAACAACAGCAATCTGAAAAAGATGACTGGACAAAACAACAAGAAATTTTTTTAGAAAAAACAGAAAAAGTTTTTAACGACGATTTTAAAGGATTTGATTTTCAAGTTGAAGATAAAAAATTTAGATTTAAAATTGACAATAAACAAAAAATAAAAGAATATCAATCTGATCTAAAAAACTTTATAAATGAATTTGTCAATGAAGACGGAACTTTAGGTGATGCTAGTAGCTACCATAAAGCCCTATTCGCTGGAAGAAATGCAGATAAAATTGCTTCCCACTTTTATGAGCAAGGCCGTGCCGATGCTATAAAATCACAAGTTAAGGAATCAAAAAATATCGATATGTCTCCCAGAACTGATAATTCTGTTATCACTACTGACTCTGGTGATAAAATACGTGTTGTTTCTGGAAATTCATCCGACAAATTGCGCATAAAATGGAATAAATAATTTTTAAAATTTAAAAAATGGCTTTTACAAGTGGAATACCAGCAGCTTTGCAACCAACTCAAAGCAAAGCTCTTTATACTGGTAACTATATTGATTTTACAGATAGCTCATTCAACCAATGGGCTCAACAATTTTTACCTGATGTATACGAACAAGAAGTAGAGAGATACGGAAATCGCTCTATCGGATCTTTCCTTCGTATGGTATCAGCGGAAATGCCTTCTACTTCAGATCAAATCATCTGGACTGAGCAAGGCAGATTACACACAAGATATGCTAACGCTATCTATTTAAGTGCTGCGGCTACAATGCCAACTTCTGGAACTACTGCTGGTACAGCAAGTGCATCTTCAAGCGGAGGTGTTGTATTGAACTTTAACGTTCCTACAGCTCAGCCAACTAGCCTAGGTGTTACTTCTCAAGGAACAACTGCTGTTAACTTTAGAAAAGGACAAACAGTTATGATCCAAGCTCAATCTTCAGCTACTTCAGCTGTTGGTGGAACTGGCGCTGTTATCAAAGGTATTGTAACCAATGTATCTGGAAACTATTTCCAAGTTAAATCATTGACAGGAACTCCAGCTATTACTGCAGCTGAAAGATTTACAGCTCTTGCTTATGGATCTGAATTTGCAAAAGGAACTGGTAACTTTAATGAAAAACTAGATCCTAGCTACGCTACATTTACAAACTCTCCAATCATTCTTAAGGAGCACTATTCAATCAACGGTTCTGACACTGCTCAAATCGGATGGATTGAAGTTACTTCTGAAAATGGAGCTTCTGGATACCTATGGTATTTGAAGTCTGAGCACGAAAATAGACTACGTTGGGAAGACTATCTAGAAATGTCTATGGTTGAAGGTGTTAAGCAATTGAACACTGGAGCTACTCTAGATTTTTATGATTCAAACATTACAGCTACCGCTAAAGGTACAGAAGGTTTCTTTGAAGCTATTGAAGCAAGAGGTAACGTATATTCTGACTTTGGAGCACAAGTTTCTGGTGGAGCTTTAACTGATTTTGATGCTGTACTTAAGCAACTAGATAAGCAAGGTGCTATTGAAGAAAACATGCTTTTCTTAGGTAGAGATCTTTCTTTAGAAATTGATGATATTCTTGCACAACAAAATGGTGGATACTCAGGAGGTACTTCTTTTGGTGTATTTAACAACAGTGAGGATATGGCTCTTAATCTAGGATTTACTGGATACAGAAGAGGTTCTTATGACTTTTACAAAACTGACTGGAAATATCTAAATGATTTTTCAACAAGAGGTGGCTTTGGAGACGTTGAAGGTGTACTAGTTCCTGCTGGTACTTCAACAGTTTACGACCAAAATCTTGGGAAAAACATTAAAAGACCTTTCCTACACGTAAGATATAGAGCTTCTGAAACTGAAAACAGAAAAATGAAATCTTGGGTTACTGGATCTGTAGGTGGCGCTTCTTCATCTCCAATTGATGAAATGAGAATGCACTATCTATCTGAAAGATGTTTAATCGTACAAGGTGCTAATAACTTTGTATTGTTTAAAGCATAGTGATTAACAGAGGACGGGTGGTTTCGGCCACCCTAACCTCTTTTTATTTTTATTATATTATATTATGAGTACACAAGCAAAAAAAAGAGTATCTGATCCTGAAAAAGGATGGGAAATAAAAGATAGAGTTTATATTCTATCGCAGAATAGAGCACCTATAAGCTGGACTATACAGTCTAAGCATACAGTAAGAAAACCTTTATTTTGGTTTGATGAAAATACAGGTGAAAATAAAGAAATAAGATATGCCACCAACCAAAAGTCTTTGTTCGTTAGCGAGCAAGATGGATATGTAACGCTGGGGCATGTTACATTTTTAGATGGAGTTTTAGAGGTACCAAGACAACAACAGCCTTTACAAAAACTGCTATCAATATATCATCCAAACGCAGGAAGCCTTTGGTCTGAAGTTGATGAAGTTGCAGAAGCAGCTGATGAAATTGAAAACTTAGAGTTAGAACTTGAAGCTTTAAATCTAGTAAAAACACTAGATATTGAACATTTAGAAGCTATTATGAGAACCGAATTAGGTTCAGCAGTAACAGGCATGACTTCTAAGGAGCTAAAAAGAGATGCGTATAGATTTGCTCAAAGCGATCCAGAATTGTTTATTGAGCTATCTCAAGATGAAGATATTAAATTAAGAAACCTTGCTAATAGAGCTGTTGAAATGGGTATATTAAACCTAACTGATGATGGCACAGTATTTAAACTAGCAAATGGGAAAAAGGTTATGACAGTGCCTTTTGATCAACACCCTTATGGAGCACTTGCTGCATACTTCAAAACAGATGAAGGTGTTGATTTAATGAAGTCTATTATGAAAAAAATTTCGTAATAAAAAGGTGTAGGGTGAGAAATCAACCCTATACCAACTAATCAATAAATTAAACATGGTAAATATAAACGAGGTATACCAAATTGTACTAACTATCGCTAATAAAGATAATAGAGGTTATATAACCCCTGAAGAGTTTAATAATTTAGCAGATATAGGCCAAAATGAAATATTTGAAGCTTATTTTGCAAAACAAGCCAGTTATGAGCTTAATGCAAATTTAGAAAGTGATTTTTCAGATCCCAATTTAAGTCTTGCTGAAAAAATAAATGTTTTTTATAGTGATGGTAACTTGACTTTAGCAAATGGTTTATATTCGTTTCCATCTGATTTTTACAAATTAGGTGTTGTGCGTGTTAATAATACAGAAGCTGATTTTGCTTCGCATAAAGAAATAAAATTTATTACCGCTTCTCCTTTGACATATCCTGTTGCAACTCAACCAGTATATACTATAAACGGAAATGCTATTAAAATATATCCTACAACAATAGATAGCGGTGTAAATGTAGAATATTTAAGAAAGCCTAATAAACCTAAATGGGGTTATTTAATGCCTACGGCGTCCCAGATTGCTTCCGGGGTGCCTAATAAGCCAATATATGATTCTACGGTTTTTAATCCATCTACGGACGATTATTCAGCTACTGCAAAATCATTAAATTTTGAACTTCATCCGTCGGAAAAAACAAATATTGTTTATAAAATATTAACATTAGCAGGTGTTGTTATAAAACAAGCTGATGTTTCTGGTATAGGGCAAGCAAAAGAACAACAAATTCAAGCAACTGAACAATAATGGCAATAACAAGAAAACCTTTAGACGTAGATAATTATTCATCCCTTGAGGGTGGAACAGGTACTGCAGTCCCTGGTTATTACAGCAGAGTGCATTTAAACGATATAATAAATAATTTTATTGTTGCATATATAGGCGACGGTAAGGTGTTATCAAAAGTGCCTAGATATGAAGTTGCTTTTTGGGCACAAAGATCAGTGCAAGAGTTTAGTTACGATATTTTTCACGCAGAAAAAAATTTAGAAATTGAGCTAAGCTCTACGCTGCAAATATCATTGCCATCTGACTATGTTAATTATGTTAAAATTTCATATGTAGACGGGAGTGGTAATCATAGACCTATACAAAACTCAAAATATGCAAAGCCAACAAAAGCGGTTGCTCAAGATAATAATTTTAAATATATTTATGATCAAGAAGGTAATTTAACATTTAGCGAAACATCTGAAACAGCTGATAGATTTCAAAAATCAAAAATTGATTTACACAAAAAAGATTTTGAAAACTATTTTGACGGGTATTATGATGATGAAAGCGTGACCGCTTACGGAAGAAGATACGGATCGGAACCTCAAACGCAGAATGATAACGGAACATACTTACTAGATTTAGAAGCTGGTAAAATATATTTTGATTCTTTATTTAGTGAAGGTGACTTAATATCATTACAATATATTTCAGACGGTTTAGGCGATAATGGTAACTTTGACAACGTTTTAGTTCCAAAATTAGCTGAAGATGCGGTTTATGCTAACATGCTTTACAACCTTTCTAAACTTAGAACAGCATCTGCGGGTGCGGCCCCTTTATATAAAAAAGAAGCTGCTGCAAAAATGCGTAATGCAAAACTTAGGTTAAGCAATTTAAAACTTGATGAATTAACACAAGTTCTTAGAGGTAAATCAAAGTGGATTAAACACTAAAATATATGCCAGAAATTAAAAGACTCTTTAACGCGAGCCGAATGAATCGCGATTTAGATGATAAAATGCTAAAGCCCGGTGAATATCGAGAAGCATTAAATATAAATGTAAGTAAATCTGAAAGTTCAGATATAGGCGCTGTTGAAAACATATTAGGCAATGAGCTAATAGTAGATACAGCAATATCTAACGCAAAAAAAATAGGAGAATACAGGGATAATGGCAATGATAGAATATATTATTTTATAACTAATAATAATTCTTACAATGAAATAAATTCTGGTAGCCATCAAATAATTGAATACAACCAAAAAGCAAATAAATCTACAGTAATAGTTAATAGTGCCGCGTTAAATTTTCATCAAAAATATCCTATAACAGGCGTTAATTTAGTAGATGAGCTTTTATTTTTTACAGATGATAGAAATCCTCCTAGAAAAATAAATGTTGAAACAGCTAGAAATACTCCAGGCCGTTATAATCTAGCAACAAATATAGATGATGTTATTTCTGTTGCTAAATACGCGCCTTATGAATCTGCATCAATTGTAGGGGTTTCAGACCTAGATGAACAGGGAAATCCTATTACATCAAATTTTTTAGAAAATAAATTAATTAGATTTTCATATAGGTATCAGTTTGAAGATGGAGAATACAGTGTATTAGCGCCGTTTACCCCTATATGTTTTTCAAGATTAGGTAACCCTGATACAATATCTTCAGATATTAATGATTTTGGAGAAATTGAAACTTTTATTAATGCTATAAAATCTGTTCAATTATCAGTTCCTACACCTCAAGGGCTTGGAATTGATAAGGTTGAGCTTATATATAAAGAGACCGGGAGCGGTGCACTGTATGTTGTAGAAAGCAAAGTGTTAACATCGGAAACAAATGTAAATTTCTTTTACAAATCCCAGGACCCGTTTAAAACTTTGCCCTCTGATCAATTAACAAGGGTTGCTGATGCGGTGCCAAGGCTAGCTAAGTCGCAAGAGTTAGCAGGCGGAAGATTAGTGTATGGTAATTATTTACAAAATTTTAATATACCTACCGTATCTTTTACTGTTTCTAGAACAGGAGAAAATTCAGCTAGATATACAGCTTTAGATAGTAGTATGTCTGTTAAGTCTAGAAGAACTTATCAAGTTGGTATAGTATTAGCTGATAAGTTTGGTAGACAAACACCTGTATTATTATCTGAAACAGGTGGAGATACTGTTTTTATTGATGCAGCCTCTGGAGAATCTGACAGCACTAGTGTGTTTAATTCTTTGCGTATAGCATTTGCTCAATCAACAATAACAGCTCTGCAAGCTTTAGACTGGTGTTATTCTTATAGAATCGTTGTTAAGCAAAGAGAGCAGGAATATTATAATTGGATTTCAGCAGTTACTTCTTTGAATGTTGTAGCAAGGTTAGGTGATAGTATAAATAAGGTACCTAGAGATCAAACTGCCGTTATACCTCCTAGTACAAGCAGCACAATATCGCCTTGCGATGTTGCTGTTTATCCTAAAATATTAGGTGGAGTAAACAAAACAACAGCAAGTTTAACTAAGGTTCAATCTATAAACAACCCAGCGGGAACTGCAAACGTGCCAACAGACACGGTTACTTCAGGTATATGCGTTTTTGAAACAGAGCCTTTTAACTCCGACTTAGATATATTTTATGAAACTTCAACAGGTGGATTAATATCTGAGTTAACAACTACAGCTATAGATATACAATTTTATAATTGTTATTTATTAACTTTTGGCTCAGGTGCACATATTGAAATTAACAGATTGAGAGCTGGGTATAACGAAAAGTCTTTTGATATTGGAGTTAGAGCATATGTTGTAAAAGAAAATTTTGCCGAAGAAAGAAGATTTAACACACTAATACACTCGAGCGGTTTGTTTAATTCAAGAACAAACATAAATTATATTAATCAATTTAACGAAGCTGAAGGTGGATTGACAATATCTTTAGATCCTCAAGACGGATCAATACAAAAACTTTTTGCTGATGATACGCAAATAGTTGTATTCCAAGAAGATAAGATTTCAAGATCGCCTGTTAATAAAGACTTTATATATTCCGCAGAAGGTGGTGCAATACCTGTAACAACAAGTACTCAATTTTTAGGAACTATTGCTCCATACGCTGGAGAATTTGGTATGTCTAAAGATCCTATGTCTTTTGCTTACTATGGTTATGCTAAATACTTTACTGACAAAAGTAGAGGCAGCGTAATGAGATTATCTCAAAACGGATTAGTTGAAATATCTAATATGGGTATGAGCGATTTTTTTAGAGACGCATTAGCTAAGTCTGAAGAAATCATAGGCTCTTATGACGAGTATAATAACCTTTATAATTTAACATTAATAGGTAAAGGTTTTAGTGGGTTTAAAGATACTAATGTTGCAACTGCAACAGATGGTTACTTTACAATAAGTTTTGACGAGGGAAGTCAAGGATGGACAAGTTTTAAATCTTTTGAACAAGAAGGTGGTTTAAGCTTAAATAACATTTATTATACTTTTAAAGATGGCAAATTATGGAAACATAATAGCGATGGCGTAAATAGGAATACTTTTTATGGTGCAAGCGCAGCTGAGTCTTATATAGAACCAATATTAAATGACAATCCCTCAACAATAAAAACTTTTAACAATATAAGTTACGAGGGAACTAGCGGTTGGGAATTGGATTTTATGCAAACAGATATTTCTTCTGTAGGCAGCGAACCCGCCTTAGAAGACTTTAGTCTATTAACACTGCAACTAACCGGCGCTGCTGATAATAGCATTATAAGTGGAGAACAGTCGGTTTACGCTAAAAACGGTGAGTCCGTACAATGGATAATTACGGCAAAGCCTAAAAATTCCGATTATGAATTTGATAATGTTAATGATGTTATATTAACCGGTAGCGGAATTTCAATACAAAACCCATCTACTATTACAAATAACAGTTTAGTATTTTTAGTTACAGCAAGTGCTAGCGCTAATAATGAAATAAAAACTGTAGCAATATCTGGAACGGGTGCTTCATTAATATTTGAAGTTAGTTTATTAACTGTAAGTATTGGAGATTCGGTTACAAATGGAGCTGTTAGCCCAGCTTTAGTTAATTATACTACTTCTGGTGCAAATAATCTAGTTGTTACAGTTTCGCCAATATCTACACATTACGTAGATCCCGGTAATATAGTAGCAAACACAAGTGGTTTGTCAACGTTGCAGCCTATATCAGCTTCCACCATAACCAGAAATGTTATAGTTAGAAACTATGGTTCTAACGCTTACGCTATTGATGACCCGGCTAATAGTATTGATTATATAAAACAGCCTATTTTAATTTTAACAAAAGGCAAAACTTATATATTTGATCAAAGCGATAGTTCAAACACAGGTCATCCTCTAAAGTTTAGTACGACTTCAAACGGTACGCACGGGGGCGGCACAGAATATACTACAGGCGTAACTTATAATGGAACGCCTGGTTCTGCGGGGGCATACACTCAAATAGTTATAACCGCAACAACACCTACTCTGTACTATTATTGTAGTAATCATGGGGGCATGGGTGATGGCACTAATGTTACTGATTTTGTTTTAGGTTACAATAATGGAGATGTTTTAGCAACTTTTCCTTTGCTAGTACCCACCTCAGCAACAAATAACTCTTTAGGAATAAGTGGTTCAGCAACAACTTTACCCCTTATAACATGGGCAACGCCTTCAAGTGGTGTATTAACAACACCCGTTGGTACATCGACTGGTAACGCATATAGTAATAGCCCATATAGCGCAGCATCTAGCAGAACAGCTACGCTTAGATGGACAGCAAGCGGCACTGATAAAGTGTTATTGCCTAATTCGCATAGCCTTACTTACGATGTTCCTGGTTATTCTACATCTACTACGCTAGATGGCACGTCTCAAGAGTATTTAGAAAATGTTATTGTATTACCACCACAAACTTCAGATATTACTGCGACCGCAACAATAACGGGCTCAGGTGAAGTTACTGCCTCGGTTGGTACATACGTATCTTCTATAGCTTTCAGCGCATCAGGTAACACAAACACTACTATAACTAATTCCAATGGAGCAACAGTGCCTATACAAATAACAGCCGACGAGCCTTGGGTATTATTAAACGGAACACCTGGAACAAAAGTTGTAGATCCAGATGGCATTGATTTCTTAGGATCAAATTACCCATTTACAATAAACGTAGATGATAATGGCACTGGATCTTCTAGAACAGCTCAAATTGAAATACAAAAATTTGGAAATGCAAGAGTTACTGGTTCTGCAACAGCTAATCAAACAATAAGTATAACACAAAGCGCTTAATGAGCACAATAATTAAATTTCCTTTTGAGGAAAAAGAAGGTAAATATTTTGCACCAATAGTGTCAGAAGAAACAACATATAAAGTTTCATCTGGCGCTGTTGTAGCAGACGCAACTAAACTTGTGTCAGGAACAAAAGGTACATTTATGCGTACTCGCTTAAAGCTACCAGTAGATAAATCAATTAACAAAGCTGAGCTGTTTGCTGTTAATTCAGAAGCAGTATACTCAAGTCAATAATATGAAATTACAAATTAGAAATTTAATTGAATCAGATTGGGATGTTATCCCACAGTGGTATAAACAATATAACCAAGAAGGTTTTCCAAGAGATTTTCTTCCAGAAAACGGACTTGGTGGTTTTATGGTTTATAAAGAAAAACCAATAGCCGCAATGTGGCTATGGAAAACAAATAGTAAAACTGCAATTCCAGCTGTTGTTATTAGTGATAAGTTATACAAAGATAAAGACAGAAGTGATGCATTGCAGCTTTTAGTAGATCATACAACTGATCAGGCTGAAGCAATAGGATTTAAATATTCTTTTGCATGGGCTAAACCAGGATTGCTATTAAGTAAATACAAAAATGCAGACTATTATGTCGATGAATCACCATCTTACGAACTAATATTAAAATACTAATGGGAAGTGTAGTTAAAGGCGTTGCCTCTTTATTTGGAGGCGGTAAAAGAAGACGCGAACAAAAGGCGGCTAACAGAGGGCTAAACGCAGCTCAAGCAGCTCAAGATAAGTTTAGGTTTAAAAATGTTTATGAAGGGCTTCAAGGCCCTGAATTTGGAGGCTATGATGCCGCACAAGGCCAAGCAGCTCAATTAGGAGATGCGGCGCAGGCGGAAATGGCACAATTAGGAGAAGCTCAAGGTTATACAGCGCAAGGTTATGATGCTGCACAAACTAATATTGCGGGATTGCAAAGAGGTGCGGATGCGGGCTTAACCAACACAATGCGTAATTTACAAGTTTCAACGGCTGGTAGTGATTTAGCTGCTCAAGAAGCAGATCAATCTTTAGCTGCATCACAAGACTTAGCTGCCCAAGCTGGAACTGGCGGTGGGGGTGCTACAGCCCTAGCTGCTGCAGCCGCAAAATCAAAAGCGGGTATTTCTGCAGATATTGATAAACAAGTAAAGCAAAACGAAATGCTTAGAGCACAAGGCGAATCTGAATTGCAAAGATCTCAATTAGCACAAGAAAATTTAGCTTCTCAATTTGATTTAGGGCAACAACAATTTAATGTTGGTGCTCAAAACCAAGCTTCGCAATTTACTGCTGCCGCACAAAATCAAGCGGCCCAGTTTGGAGCCGCAGCCCAAAACCAATTTGCTTTAAGTGAATTTGGGGCTGCTAACCAAATGGCTCAATTCAATGTTGGTGCTCAAAATCAGTTTGCAATGTCTAACGTAGATGCTCAAAATAGATTTGGTTTAGCAAATATGGGTGCACAAAATCAAGCTTTGCAGTTTGGAGCGCAAGCAGCAAACAAACAAGCAGAGGCTGCTTTTAATGTTGAAACAACAAAAAGAGAGTTTGATTTAAACAATCAAAAACTTGAACTTCAGAATTTAACTAATAAAACAGATAGAGCTTTAGCTAGAAAACAGGCTGCAGACGCGGCAAGGGCACAAGCTAAAAGTGATCTTATAGGCGGAATAGCAGGAATTGCAGATGCAGGGTTTGCCGCTTTATCGGGTGGTGCTATAGGTGGCGGAACTAAGCTTGGAAAATTTGCCAAAAAATTTGCATAATCATATGGATACATATAGTAAATATAAAGACGCATTTAAATACGCACCTGGGAGTGCAGCGGTCCAACAAATGGTTGGTGATAGTATTGATAAATCCATTGAAGAAGGTAAACAAAAGCGTAAAGATGCCGAAGAAAGGGCTGCTAATAGAAGAAAATCTGAAATATTAAACTACAGCTTTGCAAAGCAAAAAGCTAAAGATTTAGACGATTTAAACGTAATGGGAGATACAGCATCTACCGATTACAACGAAATGCTTACAACCAGTAGTAGACAAATTGCTGATTATGCGGGCTATTTAAATAAGGAGCTTAAAAGAACAGGTGATTACGATGCTTATGCTACAGAAATGGCTAAGTTAAAAACTCAAGTGGGAGCATTGAAAAATGTAAAAACAGGAGTTAATGAATTTTTAAACGCATATCAAACAGGCAAAATAGATAAATCTTTGTCTACATATAATTCTGAAGGATTAATAGCAATGGCTGAAGATATGCTAAACGGCTCCCCTGAAGGAGGGTGGCAAAATATTGATGGTCAACAAGTGTGGGTTGGAAAAACTGTACAAGGAGAACCCTACAGGGTTTCTGCTAGTGAATTTCAAAATTTATCTAAAAGGCTTCAGAAAAAAGAAGATGTAAACACTTTAATTAAAGACGCAATCAAAGTAAATACTGGGTCGGATGGAAATGTACTTTCTTTTGATCAAGCCCCGTCAGGTGACAACGGGGCGCTAGGAGTTTCTGCTAGCGAAATAGCTGAAACAGCTTTAGATAATTTAATAAAATCCGCACCTGGTAATAAGGACCAAAAGGTTGCATCTTTATTGGTTGATCATTTTGGATACACACGTAAAGAGGCTGATGCTCTTACTAATGAGCCCGTAGAAGACGAAAAAGGTAATTTTATTGGCAATAGAGCAGAAGAAGTATTAAGTGGGCTTTGGTTAGACAAGGCGCGCTCAATGTATGGTATTAACCAAGTTGCTGTAAACAACGAAAAGCGTCGTAAGCAAGATCAATATTACCAACATCAAAAACAGGCTGCTATGAATCTTGAGTTTAAAAGAAACCAGCAAGAAACTATTAGAGCTTTTAATGATCCTACTGCGGCTGTTTGGAATCAAGATATGAATAAGTTTAAAAATGATTCCGGAGCAATAGAAAACTTTGGTGGACTATTAGGGCAATGGCAAGCTGATCTTAGTCGAGT